TCGCCTCCGAGTACGACTGCACGATTACCGAGATCAATGGCGGCCTCGTGTCCACGGGGGCGATAGCGTTCGGTAATACCGGGGGCATGGCCGCTAGCGGTACCGTAAGGATATGGTCCGGCGGGAACTCCGGGGCGAACGGGGAGCCTCCCGCTTCCCCGACATTCAAGGTGCTCAGTGACGGCAAGGTATATGGCAGCAACTCCATCATGTGCATGAACCGTAATTACGAGGTCTCATGCGGTTTCGCCAGTGACGGTAATAGCGGTGGCGATATCTCGAACCTTGATCCGGGATCTGTCCGTATATGGGTCGGCAGCACTTACGAGCGAAGGGATGAAGCCCCTTTCCGGGTCGGGCTAAGCGGTTTGGTGGCCGCTAGCGGATTGATGCTCTCCAAGCGACATTATATGTATAACGGGGCGTTGGCCATCCACAACGACGGACAAGTCACGCTAAGATCGGTAGATACCGATAATGGTGGTAACCACCTGCGTAATGTCATAATGCAGACGTATCCGAATTACGTGAACTCGGTACTTGATCTGACCGATATATTAGACTCCGCTACGGCGATGAGTGTCCCGTCTATCTTGACATTGAGGTGTGGGCGTTCCGCTTATACCAATTATCCGAGGATATGGATTAACTGCGTGCATAAGGCTGGTTGGGGTTCCGCTTTCCGGGTCGAGTCCCGGTATTTTAATGACGATGGTGCCATGGAGAGAACTGTCATTAATGTCGGCTCCATGATGACACACGCGCAATTGGGGGCGTTAAGCTCTTCGCCCGAGCTATATCCTGTTTATTATGATAACAAAACAGGTTATTTATGTATGAAATACTAATTTAAAAAAATAATAGATATGAAATTGACATTGAAAGACAGGGTATTAATACTCAATAACGTGCTGCCGATGTACGACAATCGCAAAAATATCGGCTTGAAAATATCTATCTCCGGCAAGGTCCAGCTATTGGATTCGGAGCGGAAGGAAGTGGTCATGACCCCTGTTGGTAACGGGGAATACGAGATCTCGTTCAAGACCGTGGACGCCATGACAGGGGTCAAGTCCTTTGATTTCACGGACGATGAGTTATGGTACCTGAAACAGCGGGTGGATTACCTTGATCGGCAGGGGATGTTCTCCGCCGAGACGACCGATTCTTATTCCAAGATACTCGACCAGCCTTTTTCTGGGGAGGAATACCAAGATAGATGGAATGAGCTAAAGGGAATAGATCCTATCGCTTAACGGGATATAAGCCTTTATCGGGGGCGGGCAAATAAAAGCCCCCGTATATATTAAAAGAAAATGAGTCATGGGAGTTGATTTGAATACGATATTGGCGATAATCGGTGCGATGGGCGGGATCGAGGGGATAAAATGGGGCATCCGTGCGTGGATGAACCGTAAGACGAACGCACGTATAGCGGACGCTCAAGCTGACGTGGAGGAGTTCAAGGCCCTGCGTGAGTATAATGAGTTCTTGCAAAAGCAGTTGTCTGAGAAGGAGGAACGGTTCGTTGAGCAGACCGGACGGCTCCGGCAGGTGCAGGACGAGCTTTTCACCTTAAAAGAGAGCTACTCGGACGTGAAGATAGAACTGGCTTTAAAGAGGTGCGAGAAAAAGAAATGCGGCGATCGTGAGCCGCAGAACGGTTATTAATTAATAAACAAACCGCAAAATGGAAATTTATATAATTGATTTTATAGCTTTTATAGTTTATGTTTTTGTGTCATTATTTTTTCTGGGATTTTTTTCTACGCCTAAAAAGACGGATGCCGGAAATGATATAAGAGGCAATAATAGCCGTAAAAATAGCATAGAGAGTGCTAATACTAAAGTTCGACAAACAGCCACACAAAATGGCTATAAATGTCGTGAACACTAATAAGCAAGTGATCATGCTGGATGTCGTATCTCTGTTGTATTCGTCTATAAATGCAATTTGGAAATAAAAAATTCCAGTCATAATAATTGTTACTCCCAAGGTAGTTATTATTCCACTAATAATATTCATGCAGTTGAAGTCAGGGAAATATAATGAGATGAGAGTGTAAAAACATGGCAAAGAAATGAGTATAGGCCTTAAGAGGCGCTTATCATCATCGTTTAATAATTTGAAAAAAGGTTGTAAGTCCATAGTGAGTATTTTTTTGCAAATATACATAACAAATTAAAAAAGCAAAGATGAAAAAGAATGAATTACCGAGAGGGCTGAGAAATAACAACCCTCTTAACATCAGACGTAACAGCGATGTATTCCAAGGCGAAGTCAATCCGGGCCGTGACAAAGAGTTTAAGCAGTTTAAAACGATGGCTCACGGCTATCGAGCGGGTTTTAAAATCTTGTCTAACTATTACCGGAACTATAAGCTGGATACGATCCGCAAGATGATAGGAAGATGGGCACCACCGAAAGAGAACCATACGGAAAAGTACATTCAATTTGTATCTGACTACGCTGGAATCCCGGCTGACGATCCGATAAACATCAACGACCGAGAACAGATGATTCGGATTGTGGCAGGGATGAGCCGATTTGAGAATGGGAGAGAGGCTGATATGTCAGATGTTATTGCGGGGTGGAATTTATTATGAGAACGGGAATGATTTGCGGGATGCTGGCGATAGCCGGTATCCTCACCCTGTCCGGGTGCCGGACCAAGATTCAGCCTGTCGCTATCGAGAATCGTATAGACTCGATCTATATAGACAAGCTAATACCTTACCCCATGCCTGTAGATAGCGCCTCCATCCGTGCGTTGATGGAATGCGATGAGAACGGTAAGGTAGTCCTTCGTTGGCTGGACATGGCCAACACCAAGAACGTAGAGCTCATGTTCGCCTTGGATAGTCTCGGTAACGTGATCGCCAACATGAGAGTTCCTAGGGATACGTTATATCTCCCTTCGAAAGAGATCTACGTGGATCGTAAGATACAGGTCCCCTACCTAGTAGAAAGGGAATTGTCGCGATGGGAACAATTCAAAATGGACGTTGATGGTTGGGCTATTGGTGCCTTCTCTTGCCTCATAATATTGGGAATAGGATATATTCTATTCTGGCTGATACGTCGAAGGAAATAGTTTTATACAAGTGTGACCGTCTTACCAGGGGTGGTAGGACGGCTTTATATATATTTCAGCTATGAAAATTTATTTAATTTTCCGTCCTATTTTACCTGAAAGATTTGACATCGTGATTTTTTTTAATACTCTTGGTATAAAAAATGATATTACTATAGAGAGAATAATCAGTAAGGTTAGTGTCACAAAGATGCACAAAACGAATAATACAGGGTGATTAGAGGCATTTGAGGTGATGGAACAATTATAATGTTCATCTATTTTTGTTATTTTACTCGCTATATTAAAACAGATAAAGAGTAATGCAGAAATCCATGCAAGAATCACGAAAAATACAAATACAAGACTTAATTTTTGGGTTGAATAACACCCTCTAAAGTATGTGTCTTTAGGTAACACCTCATTATCGTTTTTTACTTCCTCACTGAAAACGAAAAGATAAGGATTATATGTCTTGCATAATTCTATGCATTTCATCCAATTATTTATCCAAAAAACATTACCCTTAATCGAAAAAAACCATGTGAGACTAGCTATTAACCCTAAGATAGAAATAATAACATTCAAGATCTCATAGTCGTTACTTAAGCAATAAATGCCATTTAATTGGCTTTTGACGGATGTCGTGCTAGTCAACAAGGTGCAATATGCAACTAATAGAGCTCCATTAAATAAGGCGAAATAATTCATAGAATGTTGATGTCTGCCAACTTGAAATTGATATGCATTAATGGATTCTTTGTACATAGAATGCTCATTTTGTTCAGTATCTGACATTATTTTCTTCTCAAAATTGTCAGATATTTTAGTCTTATCTGTATGGGCATTGGAATTGATATTATTTGTAATCTCTACAAAAGCCATATTTCTTTATTTTTAAGGTTGCATAATTAGTTTAACATTTGCAAAAATATGATTATTTTGTGAATTTAGAAATAAATACTAGGAAAATAAGTAAAAAAAGAAATTTCTCAGGTTATGAGACACTAATTAATGTGTCCATTGTAAGGTGGAATCTAAAGGAAGCCGTAAGCAAATTCTCGGCCAGACGAACAGGAAGCGGATATATCGAACGAGTTTGCAAAGCAAAACAAAGTCCAAAACTGTCTGAAGTATATGGTGTAGATCGACAGGTATATAGAATGAAAGTTGTCGTTTATAACCGGGGAGGGCTTACGGACATATATGGTCTTCAATTTTAGGTGTTATCTTCATATTGCTAAGTCTTGATGGACGTTTAGACTTGTCGGACAATTCCG